AAGCACCGCCAACAGTAGCATCAAGAGTTATCGCCATTGGGTTTTACCTTTTGGGTTTTTCGTTTTGGTTTTGGCTTGGATGTGGAAACTGAAGCCACTTTTTGAGCAGCTTCATTCTGTTTCCTCATTCGCTTAAAGGCAAAAATTGCCACTAGCTAGATGCTCCTTTTAAAGCTACAAAATTGATTACAATAGCTTCACTTAAATTTCCAGCAGATACGTTGGAAACTGTGATAGCAAAAGAACCAGCAGCAATAGCATTAGCATTTACCAAATATGAACCAGCAGTTCCAGCAGAACCATGACAAGCCACAACAACGTCAGTTGCTGCGATCTTGCTATTAGTTACTGTGAAAGATACCTCTGTGCCAGCATCAAGCTGTGCATTGTTCATTGTGATTTGTCCTGACTCTGCATTGAGAGTTACACCTGTCGATTTATTGGTGGCCTGAGTTACAGTTCCACCCGCTGTTGGGCCTACTAAAGATCCAGCAGTTACATCAAATAAAGATGGCATGATTAATTACCTCTAGTCGTTATTAGAAACAACGGTAGCGCGAACAATACCGATATTCTTTGTCTCATAGACTTTCGACCAAGAGCCTACAGTTTCTAGTACTGATCTGTTTGGGTTAACTGTTGTCACTGCATACTTCAACCCTACTGGATGATAAATGTAGTGAAGATCAACTGCCATTGCCTCTTCAAGCGCAAGTATATCTCTGTCAGTTTGTGTTCTGATAGGAGCTTGCTCCCCAGTTACTACAGCACCAGCTGTAAACATGAACACCGAGTATTCAGTGGACGAGCCTGACCCTGTTGTTGGAATATCATCCGAAACTATAACTCGGAGTCCCATGAATGTAGGAACAGTTGGACTTCCAAAAGCGTTTTGGATAGAACCACCTGATGCTGTAGCACCGCCACCGTTAATGTCAGCAGCAAGAACAAAATCAACAGCTCTTCTTTCAACCAAGTCATAGTAGCATTTTGAATGCATTGCAATGGTTGTAAGCTTTCCGCCTTGATCGCCTAACAATGACTGAGCCTTTGCAACGTGTCTAGGACTTAACGCTGTTGGTGTATCACTTGATTCAGAATCAATAGTTAAACCAAATAAAGCAGAGTTGCTATCATTTGCGTTAATAGATCCAAAAGCACCAGTTAAGCAAGAATATAGATCTTTCTGTTTCTGGTTGTTTACATAAGCAGCCATTTTTTGAGCAATAGCAGCCATTGGATCAACGCCACCACCAACTGCAAGACTAGCTAAATCTCTTGAACTGAAAGCACGACCTCTGTGTAAAACAGCAGCGATCTGGTTGTCAGCTTGGATTTTTGATGGAGTTAGTGAAGTTGAGTCTGAAAGAACCTCAAAATCTCCTGTTAAATTTGCTTTGTAAAATGGTATCTTCACAAAGTCTCCGCCTCTTTCTGCGGTTAAATTTAATTCAGCCAAAGGTTGCACGACACCACTCTGCAAGAATGAATCTGTATTAGTGGAAGCCTCTATAAGATAGGGCGTGAACACCTCAGGTATAATTAAATCACTACGAACTGTAGCCATTAGAATTTAATTAATATGTTTACCGTCGGGTGCAAACCCTAGCCAGCGCAAACTAGATAAACCTATATTAACCGCTAACTGCGTTTTTGAGCATATTATATTTATTTATATCTGTCCTATACAACCTACTTTGCTCTGTAAGGTTAAAAGATTCCTTTGCAAAAGGGTTTTTTTCAGTTGCAACATACTCAGTTTGTACCTTTGTTGTGGTAGCCCCACCACCTTGTGGTCTTGGGTTCTTCTGTACCCATGAAGGCATTTTTGTCATTGCCCAGTCTTTAACTGGTGTTCTGTTATAACCGTCAACAACTACAACTGTCCCATCTGCTTCTCTTGCAAGCTGGTCTTTGCTTATGCGTGACAGTACATATTGTGGATCGTGTACAACATCAGCAAGCGCTGTTACAGCAGGGGCCTCAACTTCAAGCTGTCTCTGTCTAGCTTCTAGCTCTTGGATCCTTTTGTTCTTTGCCTCCTCAGCATCACGATACTGCTGGGCTTGTTTTGCAATCGCCTCATCATATCTGCCTTTTGCTTCTAATTCTTCTTGTTCTTTTTGTTGTTTAAAAGCAATAAGAGCATTTACATCAACATCAGGTGGTACAGCTTTTGCGGTTTCTTGAGCTTTGACGTATTGATCCATCAATTTTTTATTGTTTGCCTCTAATTTTCTAACGCTTTCCCTCAAAGCTTCAACTTCCGTTACATCAACAGGTGGGTTCGGTTTGATTGGTTCGTCAGCCATAAAATAATTTTAACAATAATTAATATAAATAATACCCTACCATTTAACTTTGTCAGCCCAATATGCTGCGCTCATCTTACCTTTCGCAATATGTTTTGACATTCTTGCCTTAAAACTTTTTTGTCTATCTTTACCTTTTTTTGTTTTAGGGTCTGACCCTGCACCCCTAACTCCTTGTTGACCAAATCTTATTAATCTAATTTTATCGCCTTCTTTAGCTAATACGACATGAGAACTTGTAGGGTGTTTACTTGTCCTTTTAGGTATATTAGTTCCTTTAAGACCATATTTTTTTAGTTTATTCGCAATTTTCTCTTTTTCCGTCATTATTTTTTCTTTTTGGGTGCTGCTCTTAATTCAGACCTTTTTTTCAATACTGCATTTCCAGTAGAATCAGAAATTATCTTAACAATAGGGTCATCTTTACTACCTACCCTTGTAATTTCTCCTCTTGGTGTTTTTATTTTGGCTCTAGTTCCAGCATTTGCGACAACAACTTTACCAAAAGTACGTTTACCAGCGTAAATCCAGCTAACTCTAGATCCTTTATTCATTTTAAGTTTTTTTAGTTTTTTTCTTTACCTTAGGCTTAGCTTCACAGTTCTCAGCTTTGGGTTTAGAGTCCTCGGCCCCTTGAACTTTAAATATATAGCCCATTATTTCTTACCACCTTTTTTTACTTTTTTCTTTTTACCTTTTGGTTTCATTGATCCGTAGTGTGAAGGCATAACAATAAAAGTAACTGTAACTATATTACCTCTTTTTAAGTTTTTTGGCTGTTTGCTGTCCGCCTACTCTCCAAAGTATTTGTTAAGTAACTTAAAATCTTCAGTATCTATAGCATCTGTATATAAACCTTCTATTATCATTTCATACTTTTTTCTGTTGTCCCCTCTAGTTTTTTGCATTGCATCATAAATACGTTTTGGAACTGTTCTGTTTTTTGGAAATTTTGTTGAAAGTTCTAGAGCCTCATCTGGTGTCATAAGTTTTTGATTGCTAAATCTAATGTTTCTTCAACCCATTTATACAGTCGTGGCGCTCTTTCCTGCAACCCCTCTGGGTTAAAAATATACTGAGTGAAAGATTCGGCAAATTGTTCAAAAGGGTTTTTGCGACTATATCTCGTTGGATAAGTCATGCCTTTTAGTTTTTGGAATTGTGAACCTAAATTACCTGCGCCTGCTTGGTAATGTACTTGGTGTCCCATCTCGTGAATTAAAGTTGAGAACCAGTCAATACTTGCGTCCATTGGGTGCGAGTTAGACCATACTTCTTCAATACCCTCCCTTAGTCCTTGTCTGTATCTTTCATAAGCGGTTCCTTTAAATTTACTAAATTTAAAATTATTTTCTAAAGTTTCAGCAGTGCTTTTTTTAATCGCTCTTGCAGCATAAATATTAATTTTCTCAGCACCGTTTCTTAGCCTTGTATGTACCATACCTGAGTTCATGATTGTATATCCGTTGGAGTTACCACTAGCATTTTTAAATAAATAGCTTGTAATTTTATCGTCAAAAAGATCTGTAGTGCGTTCTCCTTGCTTTAGCAACCTTATATTAGTTCTGAACTCTGCATCGTGGCTCCCGATTCTCATGTTGCCAATACCATTCCAACGTCTTTTCCAACCTCTGGCTCCACTTGAAAGTTTTGCGTCATCTAATTTATTAATAAATTCAAATCGTTTTATAACAGTGTTGTTAGAATCCACGAAAGCATCTAAATTTTTTCCAGTTAAAAATCTCTGTTTTAACTCCCCTAAAGTTTTGGTTTTTTCATATTTCATATTGAATTGGTTAACTATGTTTCCCTTCTTCATAAACAAGCGCATTTTTTTAATATTTTTCTGAGTTAAACCACCTACGCTTTCCATACCATCTAAACTTTCTTCTATAAATTGTTGTATATTGGCAGCTTGTGGATTATTTGCTAACCAATCATCAACTCCTTGTGTTGAGAACATGGGAGAATCTTTGAGAGCTGGTGCTTTAACTTTGGGTGCTGAGATCGGCTTAGGTTTGATAGTTTTAGCAACAATATTTTTCTTGCCATAAACTTTTTTTAAAGTTTCTAGCGGTATAGCAGTTCCGTCACTTCTAATTATTTTTCTCAAAGCTGATTGCCCTCCTATTTTTTCTCCTAACTTTTTAAAAATTTTTACCTTACCTTCGCTGCCTAAAGTTTTTATCTGTAATTTTTTATCTTGTGTTAATAACCAGTCTCCATATTGTGTGCCTTGCGGAACTCTACCAGTTGCACTTGGTCTGCTGACAACTTTCCCTACTGGTGGCTGTTTCAGATCTTCAAACCCTTCACGCTTGCTTAACCCTTCATAATCAACTATTGGAACAGTAGTAGATCTACAGTTGAAGTGCTGAGGTGGCATAGGGCCTTTATCATATTCAAACTTTCTACCATCAAGCCTCATGCAAACATTGCTGGTCTTACTGTCTAAGGTTGCAACATATTCATATTTTGGTGCGATTTTTTTATTAGCTGCATATACAGCCTGAGACGCTTGATTCTGCACCTGATTGACTGAAGTTCTAACGACTGTCCTTATTTGGTGTGCTGCTAATTTTGCTTGTCCACCAGCTTTAAGGGAGTTGAAGTCTAATTTACCCATCAATTTCCTAGCTATCTGGTTTGATGACTCTCCACTAAAAACACCCGCCCTAATCGTTCGAGCTAACAAATCTTGGTTTTTTGTTGCAATACCCCTAAATGCTTTCTCAACGGTCTCACCATTAGGCAAAGTCATCATCGCGCCTTGCCTAGCAGTTAGCTCAAACTTACCCTGCCCAAACTTAACAAAATCATCTTCAGTAAATTGCTTGCTGGTAAAAATATTAATTTTTGTTGGATCAGTTTTTATGAAAGAAGTTGCATATTTCTGACTAACTGCAACCGAGTTAACTGGTATATTGCCAGACTTAACAACCTTAAGAAGTTCTTTTTCTATAAAACCAGTTTGAATATTGGCATACTCTTGTAACTCTTTTATTATTTGCTTGGTTGCAGTCTTGTTCCACTTGTCCATACTTGCTTTGGACTGCGCAATAATCGCTCTCAACCTGTTTCTTGTCTGTGGTGCTATTACAACCCCTACCGCTGCTTTTTTTTGCCTTATATCTAGTTTTACTAACTGTTCGGCAGCTTCATGTATTACTTTAACGTAATTTTCTATAAATCCATTAGCTACAGAATTACTGAACCTACCAACATCTATAGCTTCTCTGTAAAATACCTCTGGAATACTCATCTATCATTCTTCCCCTGTTTCCTCCTCCTCTTCATCTTCAGGCTCAGGGTCTGGCTCTTCAGGTGGTTCTGACTCTGTTAATCCACCGCTTTGTGTGCCTTCAATCTCTTCCTCTACATCAAAGTCATCACCTAAAACTTCCCCAGCAGAAAGTTGGTTTAATAATGTTTCCTGAGTAATAGTGCCAGCAGTAAACAAAGTTAACAAGCTGGTAATTTCTTGTGGCTGTAATCGGGCAGATACGAAATCTCTATTAACAAAGGAACTACCAGCATTAGCTTCATTCAAATATTGGCTATGGAATCTCAAACAATTATCTATAAGGTCTTGCATCTGCTGTGCTATTACCATCATTGTGCTGTCATTCTGTGATCTATCTATTTGTTTCGCCTCTGCAGTTTCCCCTACTAACTTTTGCCCCAGCACTGCTGCCAGCGATAAGGTGTTAATCTGTTCTTTAATATCATCAAGCCTTTTGAACTGACTGTCATAACTGTCTCCTGATGGACTAATATATTCCATTCGTGACTCTGGCGGTAAAGATAAAGCCTCGTTAGGTCCTGTAGTTATTTCATCAGCATTGGGATAACCAAAGACAGCAAGAAGTGGTACAGAACTGATATGTAAAATGTTGTCTAGGTCGGATTGGATTTGATAGTGTTTGAGATTGAGTTCTGCTATGTCATAAAGTGGGCTGCGACTTTCGTAGTACCCAACTCTATTTGAATACGCTATAGCAAAAGGTATTTTATCTTTTAAACTCATTTCTCCTTCTTCGTATAGCTCGTATTTATTTTTTTTGTCGTTTTTTCTATGAATTTCATATCTACCCCTTTCAAGTACTCTAATTTGTTTTATTATTTTATCTCCGTACTTTCCATCAGGCTCTACTATCTGTTCCATTAATCTTAGTTGAGTTAAACGCCTTTCGCCTTCTATAAGTTCAGACCTCCAACCTAAAATATCTCTCGGTGTGTACGTTACCCAATATGGCCTAGTCTTATCTCCCTCCTTTGGTGCATCTACCAAAACACCGACATGGCCAAAACTAATTGCTTGTCTTGCTGTTTGGTATAGCCACACATTCAAATCATTTCCTTCTAAATCTACATCGAATAACTGCTCCCTCACTATGTCCGATACATCATCAAGTCTTACAGGTTTTCTAACCAGCATACCCGAAAGCATTTTTTCGATACGCTGTAAATATGGCACTACTGTTGATCTTGAAAGTCGGATGTCGTATGAGTCGTCTGTCTCCCTGCTTTCTTGAGGAAGATATTTTCTATGTTCACTTCTGATCTTATAAGTACCTTCTTTTAGGTCAGCTATCAAATCCCAAAACTGCGCCATTCTTTGATATGAAGCGTTAGGGCTGGCAACTGTAGTAGCAGCTTGTGTTATGGGCTGATTGTAAATATTTTGTGAGCTATACACAGTTTTGCTCCAATAGTACCATGTTCTTAATATATTCTAATGCCTGTGGGTTTGCCCGCACGTGCAAATAATGGATTAAACTCTCTCCACACTAAATAACCTAGAGCGTCATTCATGTGATCGTACCCCGCGTCCTTGTCTGGTTCGCCTTTGTCTGTATAACTCTGTAACTCAAGACACTCGATCATACGCTTGCAACTGGCATTGACCTGTAAACGTACTTGCCCCTTTCCGTTACATAGCAAACCCTGTACGGCAGAGACCCTATCACGGATTGCTGGATTACTTTTGGCTGAAAGATTAATGAAACCATAAGATTCAAGAATCTGTATGTCTGTTTTTGCTGCATTGGTGCTACGGTTGCCTCCCGAAGCGTCGGGATAGACATAAATCTTATTGCTAGGGTATCTACGGATTATTTCTTGAGCAAGTGCATCTGTATCATGTGCTGACACAATTTCATCAATAATTAACAATTTTTCCCCTAATTTAATTCCTATCACCGCGCTCATATTTGCTATATTAAAATCTACACCAATCCTTAATGGTTCTAACTGAATATTAGGAATTTTATTGACTATATTTTCTTCTCTAACAAACCTATCATATACTTGACCAGTCGTGAGGTTGGTAAATTCACCGTTAAGGTAAGCCTGTAGCATACTTGGATCGTAGTTAGCTTGCATTCTTTCTATGAAATCTTCTGGTAAGTGTGGATTATCTTGCGTCCTCATTCTTATAAGCTTTCTGTCTGTTCTTTCCTGTGCTGCCTCTGAACCAAATGTATTCCACATCCATCTAAAACCCTCTGGAGTGCTTGCAGCGCAGAACTGTCTGACATTACCAGACCTTAACCTACCTAAAATCTTTGGAAATGCCCTATCACAAACAGATGGGGAAACTGTGTCTATTTCATCTGCCAATACGAAAGCTAAATTTAATCCGATTATGCGTGACCAGTTTTCAAAACTTCTGCAGAGTATTTTTGTATCACCGTCTGGTAGATGCAATATGTATTCGGGTAAGGGACTAGCCCTGTATGAATAAGGAATTTCATAATGTTCCAAGAATTGCTCGAAGTCGTTTTGCCAAATGTCTCTAATTAATGAACCAGTTGGCTCCATTACAGCCCCAGTAAAACCTACATTAAGTGCTGCAAGTTTTACACATACTGCACAAAGCGCTCTAGTTTTCCCTGCGCCATAACCAGCCGATAAGCCTAGTATCTCAGTATTACTATTATCGAAGAACTCTCTTTGTGGTTCGTGTAAATCATTTCTTATATTCTCTAAAAGTTGTTTTATGTCTATAGAAACACCGCTGCTACCTGCAATATCTAGTACAGAACCTTCTCTGGTTAATATACTCATGTTGTAATCTGTGCAATTTT